AATGCCCGCGTCGGCGCTAGCCTTTTCAACAAGGCAACCAGCGGCGATACCGGATCCATGATCTGGTGGACCAAGAGCCGCATGGGCTGGAAGGAAAAGCAGGACTTGAACCTTTCCAACGAGGACGGCACGCTCAAGCCGACGCCCGCAGTGGCGCTCGATCTCAGCAAGCTATCAACCGAGACGATCCGCGAACTGCTCAATGCTATGCAGCCCAAGGATGGCGAATAGGTGCTGTTAAGCGCCGCTGCAAACCGCGTTGCATCGGATTGGTTATCACTAGAGAAGGAACTGTGCCGCCGCTCGCTGGCCGACTTTGTGCGACGCGCATGGCATGTGCTGGAGCCATCGCAGCCTTACGTTCACGGCGAGCATATCAACGCCATGTGCCGGCATCTGGAAGCGGTCACAGCTGGCAAGATCAGCCGGTTGTTAATCAACATTCCGCCCGGCACGATGAAGTCCATGCTGGTCGGCGTGTTCTGGCCGGCGTGGCAATGGGGGCCGCAAGGGCTGGCCTCCAATCGCATCATCGGCGCATCGCACGAAATGGGCTTGGCCGTGCGCGATGCCCGACGGATGCGGGCGCTAGTCACAAGCGACTGGTTCCAGGCGCGATGGCCGATGACAATGGTCAGCGACCAGAACCAGAAGACCTATTTTGAGAATGACGCGACCGGCTGGCGGCAAGCCAATGCCGTCGCCTCGATGACCGGCCGTCGCGGTGACGTGGTGATCTGGGACGATCCGCACAGCGTAGAGGCTGCGCTATCGCCTGCTCATCGCGAGACAGCGCTGCGGGTGTTCCAGGAGACGCTGCCAACGCGCCTCAATAACCCTGATAGGTCGGCTATCGTCATCGTCATGCAGCGCCTGCATGAGGGCGACGTGTCGGGGCTGATCCTCGAAAACGATTATGGTTATGAGCATCTGTGCCTACCGATGGAGTTTGATCCGGCTAGGCGTTGCCAGACCAGCATCGGCTTTACGGACTGGCGCGAAACGGAAGGCGAGTTGCTATTTCCCGAGCGCTTCCCCGCTGAGGTGGTCGAACGCGACCGCACCATCATGGGACCATATGCGTTCGCCGGTCAGATGCAGCAGACGCCTCTACCGCGAGGCGGTGGTTTCTTTGAGTGGGAAAGGCTGGAGGTTCGGCAGGCACCCAACCGGATCGACCGACTGACCCGCTATTGGGACAAGGCCGGCACCAAAGGCGGCGGAGCTTATACAGCAGGCGTCAAGATGGGCGTGCTGCCCAACGGTGACTTTATTGTGCTCGACGTGGTGCGCGGCCAGTGGGCCGCTGCCGAGCGTGAGCGCGTTATTCGCCAGACGGCGGAAATGGATGGCATCGAGTGCCGCGTTGCCGTCGAGCAGGAGCCCGGCAGCGGCGGCAAAGAATCAGCGGAAGGCACGATCCGCAACCTGGCCGGCTATTCGGTCGAGGCTGACCGCGCGACCGGCGCCAAGGAACTGAGAGCCGAGCCTTACGCGGCACAGGTAGCAGCCGGCAACGTCAAGCTGGCGAAAGGCGATTGGAATCAGATGTTCATAGATGAACATAAATCTTTCCCGGTCGGAAAATATAAAGACCAGATCGACGCCGCCAGCGGCGCCTTCGCGCGTCTTGCCATCAACCGCCAACCGCGTGTGCGGGTGCTTTGATGGGTTGGCGGGATTGGTTTGCGCGGGCCGAGGCCAAAGCGTCGAAGGTCGGTGCGCTGCTGGTCACGTCACCAGGGCAACCGGCGTGGAGCAATCGCGACTATGCAGCGTTTGCCGACGAGGGCTACCGGCGCAACGTCATCGCTTACCAGTGCGTGAGGCGGATTGCCGAAAGCGTGGCAAGCGTGCAATGGACGGCATGGCGGGGCGAAACGGAATTGAGCGAAAGCCCGTTTCTCGACTTGCTGGCCAAGCCTAATCCCGGCCAAAGCGGCGACGAATATGTCATAGCGACCATCAGTTATCTGATGATAGCAGGCAACCGCTATGATGAGCGGATCATGGTCGGCAGTCAGCCGCGCGAACTTTATACGCTGCGGCCGGATCGCATGAAGGTGATTCCCGGCAATGACGGCTACCCGCTGGCCTATGTCTACGCCATCGGCGGGCAGACCCGGCGCTGGGATGTGGACCCCGGCACGATGGAGGCCGACGTTCGGCACGACAAGTTATTTAACCCGCTTGATGATTGGTATGGCATGAGCCCTATTGAGGCGGGCGCATACAGCATCGACACGCACAACGATAACCTGGCCATGGGTAAGGCGTTGTTGCAAAACGGCGCCAGACCGGGCGGCGCGCTCCAGACCGAGGACGATTTGACCGCCGAGCAATTCAACCGGCTTAAAGCGCAGGTTGAGACGCAATTTTCAGGCGCGGCCAATGCTGGCCGGCCGATGCTGCTGGAAAGCGGCATGAAGTGGCAACCGATGGCTTTTAGCCCGTCCGACATGGACGCTCTGGAAAGCCGCTATGCCAGCGCCCGCGATATCTGCCTGGCGTTCGGCGTGCCGCCGCTGCTGATGGGCGTGAAGGGCGATAACACCTTCGCCAACTATGCCGAGGCGCGGCTGGCCTTCTGGGAAGACACGGTCATCCCGCTGGTGGATCGCCTTGCGAATGATTGGTCAATGTGGCTCGGGCCGTACTTTGGTGACCAAATCATCAAGGCCGACCTCGATCAGATCCCTGCCATTGCCGACAAGCGCAAAACGCTTTGGGATATGGCCGACAAGGCCACCGACCTGACCATCAACGAGCGGCGCGAACTCAAGGGCTATAAGCCGCTGCCGGAAGGCGACGTGTTGCTGGTTAGTGCCGGCCAGATTGGCCTTGCAGATGCGCTCTCAATGGACGACGGCTTGCCGGCCGACATGACCGCAGATGACATAAAGGCGATGGCCTATGGCGAGCCGCGGGAGACGAAGGGCGAATGAGAACGCTTCTTGGTTTGGACCGTCAAAAGATTGCCTATCAACAGAGACGGTTGCAGCGGTCAATTTCGATACAATATCAGCGCCCGCTAGCGATTGAGATACACCGCGCGACAATGGAAATGATCAATGGGTTGCGTTCGACCGGCTCGGTGCCGTATCTGCCGGCCGATCACGAGGCGCGGGTTGCGGCAATCTTTGCCGACCTAGCTAGCACGACCGTCACGATCTTTGGCGAGCGTATCCTAAACGATGGCAAGGCGCGCGGGCTGCACCAGTTGGAACGCAAAGGCTTTGCCGAATTGTTCCAGCGGCTGGCGCTGGGATATATCCGCGCCGAGGCGATCCGAAAGAAAATCACGGACATTGCCGAAACGACGCGGCAACGGATCATCACGCGCCTGACGCGCGGCCAGGAAGACGGGCAGTCGCTTGATGAAATCGCTCAGGCGCTGGAAGCTACCAGCCCGCGTATATCGCGAGTGCGTGGCGCGCTCATTGCCAGAACCGAGACGCACGGCGCAGCGAACCACGGCACGCATGAGGCTGCGAAGGCCACCGGCCTGACGCTGCAAAAGGAATGGGTGAGCGTTGCCGACACCCGCGTTCGTGACTTCAACGAACCAATTGCCGAGTTCGATCATCGCCGCATGGACGGCGTGACGGTCGCCATAGATGCGTTCTTTAACGTGCCGCAGATCAACGGTGGCAGCAACGCCATTATGTTTCCCGGCGATCCAAACGGCCATCCTGGCAACATCATCAATTGCCGCTGTCAGGCGGTGCATGTCATCCCTGGCATAGAATAGGGGTAAGTAAATGCAATACAAAAACGCGGCCTTCGACTTGAAGGAACTCAACCAGACCGGCGGCTTTGAGGGCTATGCCAGCGTCTTTCACAACGTCGATGGCGGCATGGACGTGATGCGTCCAGGCGCATTTACAAAGACGCTCAAGAACGAGCGGCGCGTTAAGATGCTATGGCAGCATGATCCGCACCAAGTTATCGGCGTCTGGGATGAAATGGCCGAGGATGAGCGGGGCCTTTACGTGAAGGGCCGGCTGCTGCTGGACGTGCAGAAAGGCATGGAGGCTTATGCGCTGCTAAAAAACGGCGCGCTCGACGGCATGAGCATTGGCTATCGTACCATTGCTGCCAGCGACGAAGCGGATGGCCGCGTGCGGGCGCTGGAAGAGGTGGAGTTATTTGAAATCAGTTTGGTCACGTTCCCCATGAATGAGCGGGCAACGGTGACGAACGTTAAGTCCATTAAGACCATCAGAGAATTTGAGAAAGCCTTGCGGGACGCGGGCTTTTC